GCCGACCTGAGGAGGAATCGGAATGAAGGCCGTAGACGACACCCCAACGCCCTCAACGGTCAGCTCTATGATCCAGTGTCCTCACTGTCGCAGGTTCCTGCACATCGCCCTCACGGAGAGTGAATGAATGACTGATATCGAGATAGAAGAAATTACAGTAGGAACGAAAGTCAGTTTTGGCCGACCGGAATCGAGAGTTAAGGCGGCGGTCGGGGTTGTTGAAAAGGTGAATAGAATGACCTACCAAATACGGTTAACCGAACATTGGACCCAACAGAGGAGGATCTATCCTAAGGGAGGCAAGTTCAGAGTGTCCAAGGGTATGGTCTACCGATATTTGGGGGATGAGTGAATGCCCGCAGTCACCGCGAACCTTTCTCAGGCTGCCTTCGATATCTGGGATCGAGTGCCCATCAAGACCCGCAGGAACCCTGGAGGAACCCTCGGACACCCTGGGCGGTCTGCTTGGCTATCCTCCGTCATCATCGAGCATGCTGGATGGGAAGAGAGATACAACAAGCTAGTCAAGGAGGGGCCTGAAGAGCTGCGCGATTTAACGAGGCTCTATGTCATGCGTGGGACTCAGTTAGAGACCATGACCAAAGCCAGGGACAAGCTGCAAGCGCTTGTGTTGGAGTTGACTGAATGACTGGATATTCATATTGCAGGATATGCCTTCGCTGGAAATCCATGAGATGGAATCCGGGAAAGAAGATTTGCAAAGACTGTTGACTGAATGAGGCGCAGTCCATCGTTCCTTTATATGTGGTACGGGCCAGTTTAGGGCAAAATGACCCTTCAGGGTGGGGCTAGAAGTCCCCGCCGCCGCCTTGAGGCTCAAAGCCCCCTCCGAAGTCAGGCAGGTTGAGATTGAAGGCACGTTCCAAGATATCCACGAAGCCCCATATCGGCCCCCTTGCTACAACAGTCACACCAGCGGCGGCGGCTGCTTGGTCCCGCTGAATGAAGAAATCGGTCAATAAGACATGCATGTCTTCCTCGGACCCCGTCGCCGTGAATAGGAACACGACACCCGTAAGACCCAGCGAAGCGGCTACTGTCAAAAAGACGGCCATTCCACTTATGTCATTCATCAGAGTGACTATGGGAGTCAAGACCCGATTAACCTGATACGCGCCTATTGCGGATTCAACCATTTGTCGCTCTTTGTCCTGCAATCGAATGACGTACTCGATTGTGGTTGAAGGTTTGTTCTTCGACACCCGAATCACTCCGGTGCTTCGGGCCAGTTGTCTGCGGCATCATTTGCCTCTTCGTGATTCTGCGGGAGATCACGTAGAGCCTGACGGTAGTCCTTCCACGCTTGACTCATTGTGCGGTCTTTGACGGCTCGCCAGTCGGTCTCCTTGAGGTAATAGTCGCGTGTCTCTCTCACTTCTTTCCATGTTACGTCACGCTGTCCTTCCTCGATGATGTCGGCATCGTCGTAGACTTTGTACGAGCGATCCATTACCACTTCACTCCGAAATTAGGCATCTCTAGGCCTTGAGGTTCGTAAAGTGTCCAATCTGTAATAGTGGCGTTTCCATCGGTTGATGTCGCAATCCGCTTTATGGCGGTGTAAATCTCGGTTGAACCGTAATTCCCTACGGAGACCGGAGACATGCAACCTTCAAACTCAAGACCCGCAAATACGGGCGTGGTCGAACCTAAACTATCTCCGAACATGGATAGCCAATACTGAGTCCCGCGTTCCGTTGTAATAGTTGCACTAGAGCTAGTTTGAGACACGTTGCCGGTGCTCGTAACATCCATTACGAATTCACCTAGGAAGGTTTCTGGGACGCCTTCGTTGTCACTGTAAATGCCTACATCTATGGAACCCGTCTCTGATGCCGTTTGAACATAGAAGTCTATGGCAGACATTGTTCCAGTGGTGGGAGCTACAAAGGGGAAGAAGCAGAGTTGATTGATACCGACTGCACTATTGACATTCAAATCCCGGTGATTACCATTACCGTACGGTGGCAGTGCCAGGACCCGCACGGGATCGCCGTCTCCGTCCCAGTTGTATTTGGTTAGAGCGAATGCAGTTCCTCCTCCCCCAGCTTCCAGAAGCCCCGTCCATTCACCGGCAGTGACCAATCTGGCCAGATTCACGAGGACTAATCTTCTCATTTCATCTTCATTCATTTCTTCCACTGCGATTGGATTGCCCGTAGCTTGGATATTAGCGAACGTTACATTGTCTAGATCGAGGTTCTGAAGGTTGGTGTAGACCCTAGGCGACTTCTTGTTGGCGTCTGGTAGCGGCATATCGATCACCCTAGTAGTCCGTTCCACTCAGATTTGACGCTGAGGCGCGCGAGCTGCACCAAAATTAATCGACGCAGCTCGTCTTCATTGAGCATCTCGATACTAATTGGGTTCCCAGTGTTAATCATCTCGTCGTCATCAGCAGCTAGAGCCTCAAGATCGAGGTTCTTTAGCAGCTTATACACACGCGGGGATTCAACCGGGGCGTCTGGTAGTGGCATTACTTCAGCCCCATCATCAACATGACGAATCCCCAGAAGTTATTCGGCACTTGGAAGGCTCCCCCGTTGCCATTGCCCCCGTTACCGTTGCCTATTGGACCGGGGAAATTCTCGTAGGGTGAATCCTGATAACCCGGTTTAGGGGCTGCTTGGCCACCATAGCCGGGTAGTTGCGGACTGCTTACTTGCACCAATGCCGACACCTCATCTGCATTGCTTGGAGCGTAGCTTGACTATTCTCTCGATTGCGTCAAGGTCCTTGGTTGAGATGAAGTCCCTCAGGTAGAGCTTCTTGGCTTTGCTCATGATCTCCGCCATTCTTCGGCGTCCTGCCGCTTTGGTCATGCGTGGCATTCAATCACACCTATGCATTTGTCAAGAACTGAAATTTATAGTTCAGCGCGATGTTTGTTGAGGCGAAGGAGAAGAGCGGCTGTTGAGTAATCGGGTTCGTTGCGCTGCAAGAACCTACGACGTTACCCAATGCATCGACAACATAGAAGCCCTCAGTCTCGATCTTGTTGCCATCAACAGAAGTTCCAAACCATTTTACGATTCGCTGCCCGAACAAAGTATCTCCTATGGAATTGCCGGTCTGACTGTCTACAAGCTCATTGGTGGCTCCTCCAGTGGGCGTAACATGGAAAATCCTAGAGACTCCGCTTGCGGTATAGACAGCAGCAGAGGCCCCGCGATCCGCGGCGGTCTGTGAAGTGCATTTGACGATGTCACCGGCCTTGAGTTGGTAAGGTTGGCAGAGCGCAGGTGTTCCATCCGTGACAGCGCCCTTGACGCTCCAAGGAATGATTGCAGCCACGAGGCCCTGACTCAATATGTAGCACATCGAGACCCCGTTATCACAACTTACTAGGCCTGACACGACGGTCTTTCCGGGTGCATAATCTCCTACGTCCATGCTTGATACGGAATAATCAGAATCAGTTTTCAAGGACGTTTCAGTTCCCTCGGCGATTTCCGTCTTGAGTGGGATGGTTGTGCCATCTGCACAAACTAATACTCCGTTAACTGTGTTCGTTGCCATAGCCCTACAACCTCACTCCGATTCCAAGAGGCTTCATTAGGTTCCTGTTGACGTTGCTGATAGGCTTCCTCAGTAGCTTCTTGGCGAATTTGAAGGTAAGTCCGATCCCTATTGCCTGCACAGCCATAGCCTGGTAGTTGGCTGTGAAGTTTGCTTGCATGGTATCGAAGCTCGATCCGGGATCGCTGATGATTGACTGAAGGCTCAGACCGCCGTTAGTGGTGGTCATGGCAGTTGACCCTACACCCGCGTCACCAAATCCAATTAATCCCACTGGGGAATTTCCAAACACACCACTGGTGATCGTGGTTGCGTATGCGTAACTCTCAGCTAGATTGATGAGACTCATTGTCTTGGGCGATCTTCGGGGCTTTGCCTTCCTTCTGCGTGCCATATCGCGTGTTAAAAAAAAACTCGCTAATATAACTTTACTCAATATCGGTCGCGCTGGTGAATTGTCCATTCGGACCGCGATCTGTTATCGTCGCGTCGATTGTACTCATCTTTTGTTGCGCCATTCCTTGAATTAGTTGAGCGATAGCGCCCTGGATCGGGTTCGGCGGCTCAAATTCTGCCAGTCCACCTGACATTAGCTTGTCAACGAGGGCTTGAATGGCGATTGCGAGCTTCTCGTCGAGGTCCATCATAGCTTGTTCAATGTGAATTCTGATCCAGAGGGCGAAACCACCCAACGAAATGAGGTTAATCAGCATTAAAGTGGCGAGAATTAGGGTATCGGGCACTACCATGTCTGCTTACCAGCCGCCTACCGCCCATATAACTACCCCAAATCCCCTAAATCTCACGAACAGAGCCTATACGCTACGCCCCATCCCTGCGTCTAGGAGGCCACGCCGCACCAATCTGTCCGAACCGGGGGTCGTTGACCTTTGATTGTATGGGGTTCCTGTTTAGAAATTGTTAATAACCAATACCTCTCCGCTCAATACGGAGGGCAGTCAGATGGTACATCCCAGTTCCCGGATCAGGCTGTCCTCCACAGGTGATAAAATGAATGTAATAGCAGTAGCAGAAATAGCCAGTAGACTATCGAATGAGGACCTGATGGTCCTTCTAGTGATGATGAAGGATCGCATCATCATCTGGGACAACACGAGCTGTGATACGTGCGGAGGAAAAGTTTCGACTCTGCATGAGGTAGGGACTGTTTGCATGAATGGTGCATCTGTTCAGATGGAGTGCCGACCT